TCAATTCTTCCCTTTGCCATTGTTAGTACCCGCCTTTAGTGTTTTATACTTCTCTATCGCTTGATGCGCTACAACCTTCCTGTTCCAGTGACCTTGCAGGACGGCAGGGACTTCCCCACCTCCTACATAGTGGATCTCGTAAGTACCGATCTTTACAGTCCGTACTTCAAGCTCCTTCTTAGCCGGTGTACTGGTTTGGGTTGAAGTTGTTTCCGCCGCCACCGCCTTTCCTTGAGCCTCTGCCGAAGTTGCCATATCTTATACCACCTTGTACTTTGAAGCCGCGCTGGGCCATTGCCAGATTACCGCGAGATGCCTGCTGTTCTGATTTACGATCTTCCTGTTCTTTAATGCGAGCAAAGCAAGCACTCTTAGCTTCTGCCAAGAAAGTAGGGAACACCTCTGTAGGGAAGTCTGGGACAAATGTATCTGCGTGAGTCCACTCTGGCTGCGAGTAGGCTACACACTGGGCTTGATTACCTGTTAAGGTTGTAGACAAGTCTTTGACATAGGAGTCAAGTACAAGCCATTCATCATCAAAGCTGGTGTAGTAAGTGGGAGGTTTATCATTCAGAATGAACATAGTCATGTCTGACATAATAACTTCTTCTACATTGTCGTTACTGGCTACCCTGTTGTTTGTACGCTCTAGGAACTGATCAGGATAGAGATACTTCATCTCTTTAAACCGTTGATCCGAGGTAGTCTCTTTCCTGTTGCTGTAAGCAAAGTAGTCCAATCGAGAGATGGCGGTAGGTAGCTTCAAGCGGTTAGGCATTGATGAGACACCACTGTTCTCAAGATAGAGCGACTTGCGGAGGTGTGGCCAATCTTTACGGGCAATCATCTCAAAGTAGACGGATCTTACTATTCGTGCTACTTGGGTACTCTCACCTGAGTCACCGATAGCCGAGACATTATCTGAGTCCATGTCGGACATAATGTCGATAACCATATCGAGTAGAGACATCTTCATTTCTTAGTACTCCTCTTCTTCGTAGTCCCCTTGCCTGCCTTACCGCCTATCTTCCCACCTTCAGAACGATTGGACTTGACTGACTGGACTTTCCTGTTGGACTTAGCATTGGTGCCGCCTTTAGCCAACGGCTTCTTATGCCCTACGTCCTTACCATCTCCCTTAGATACCTTACCGGCCTTCTCAGCCTGTCTACGGGCAGTGTTACGCTTGGCTCTGTTCTTCTTCTGCTCAGGCTTAGAGTTGTAAGCCCTTTGCTTCTTGCTCCGCTCACTCGCGGAAGCACTGGTCTCTCCCTTCTTAGGCATTATCTCTCACCTACGACGAAGAATGAACTCAGCTCGGCAGTGATGTTATTGGTAGCAGCTGTGTTAGCCACTTGTAGCTTGACGTAGTCATTCTGGTTAAGTGTGATGTTGTTACGGATAGTGAAGTAAGCTACATCTCGTCCGCCTTGAAGGTTGTTGATAACTCGTGTGATGACCCTGCCATCCTCAAAGCTAGAAGATGCGTCTCTCCATATAACAACTTTAACTGCAACTACATCTGCATTTACTGAATCCAGAACTAAGTTACCTACCAAGGAATACTCTACAGGAGAGTTGCCGAGATGTCTTAGCTGTCCGTTAGATGGCTCATCAAAGTGTACCAGTTCTGTAGGTGTATAAGTTCCAGCTAGGTCAACATAGGTTCCTGCGACAGTAATGACTGTAGCAGCCTCACCTGTAATCTCCAGATCCCCACCTATATGTGTATTAGGTAGACCGATGTTGTTCTTCCAGATAGACTGTAGGTCAGTGTGGGATATGTTGGGTGTAATGTTTGTATCTGATGCGTCTATGACACCATCTCTTGACATGATTACGCCAGAGAACTGTACCGTGCTTGGGTTAGTGAAGTTAGCTGGTGCGAAGTCACAGAACGCTGCACTAGCTGGTAAGTCACAGTTAATGTCAGTTAAGAAGCGGCTTGCCATAGTGAAGGCAGCACCTGCTGCAAACAAGGGTGTTGTCATCCCTGCATCTAGGCTACGTACTATACTGGTAGTGATACGGAATCCGCCTACCCAAGTACCTTTCAAAGTAAGTGTGGGAGTACCACCAAAGCGGCCGGAACCCTCTTCAAGTCCCTGTCTGTAGTTATCGAGCGTACCCAAAGAAGTACAGTTATCGTAGTTAATTCGTGCAAACTCTACTGCACCGAAGCCAGTGGCTCCTATTAGGTTGAACACCTGAGAGCTTGCCCCAGATACGTCCACTGCAAAGTCCGCGCCTAGTACGTCACCTGAGCCTCCAACGGGGCTTGTGAACATAGTGTAAGCTGCTGCGGTTGAGATCAACTTGGATATACCTAAGTTGTATCCTTTGAGGTTAATTCCTCCAGCCGGTACTTCAATGGACTGCGTTCCCATATCTATGATACCGTCTATAAAATATTCTTTAGTTGAATCTATTGAGGCTAGATCAGAAGCCTGTGTTACGATTACCTGAGTTACTAGATCTGCTGATGCGGGAGTAGTCCATACACCGCTACCAACTCCATCGGCTACGTAAGTTTGCCCAGCAGTTGCAGTAGCTGCACCTTTGGGTTCGTGCAGAGATGCACCTGTCAATGTATTGTGTTCAGCCATAATGCTCTCCTAGAAATAAAAGTAGGGGCAGAGGTCTTTTCAGACATGCCCCAAAGTGTTATACGCGAGTGAACTCGACGATAACTTTAGCGTATGATCCAGCTGCTGCTGCAACTATAGCTGCATCTGGAGCAACAGTAATAACTGAAGCACTAGTAATAGCAGTAGGAGTAGCAGTCAATGCGTAGGCAGAGATGCCAGCAGCATTCAACAGCTTAGGAGTACCACCGGCATCAACACCGCCGATCTCAACATCTACAGAACCTGAAGTGAATACTGATTCAACTTCAACGTAGACAGCAGTGATCGCTGCATTACCTTCTGGGATTGAGAAAGATTGAGCGGCTAGAGCAGCTGCGCTAGATCCGTCAAATTCAAATACGATGCGACCTTCACCATCAGAAGCGCAAGTAACGCCTCCAACATTTCCAACTTCGCGCTCGCCGTACCGTTGGCCTACACCTAGACCGTTTGTTCCTGATTCGTATGACATAATAATTTCCTTAATTAGTTAGATGAGATTAGTAGGCAGAAGCGCTAGTAACGAGGACAGCCAGAGTATCCTGACGTTGGATACCAAAACCGAAACGAGCAGTCTGAACGTACTCATCACGCTGTAGGTCTTTATTGCGATCGCCTTCAACTTTAGGCATTTGACGCCATGCAGCCATCAGAGGCTTACAGTTGTCATCAAGAACACACATGAAGATGTTAGCAACACCATCAGCAATAGTAGTAGTACCGTCTTGGAAAGAACCTTTAGGGAGACGGTTAGAAGTCATGATGTCCCAGCCAAAGATGTTAGTAACAAAGCTGTGCTCACGAGCAAAACCGTTCTCGAAGATGCCTTGTGCAGTTGGGTTGGCATCTAGGTTGCCAGTAGTTACTTGATACTTAGTGTTCAAAGTAGCTTCAACAACAGGATCAACAACACCAACACGGCCGCCCATTGGGACTTCGGCTTTGTTGAATGCTAAACGCAATGCGATCAGGTGATCGAAAGAGAATACGTTGCTGCTTTCAGCAGAAGCGATACGGTGTGCGAAACCATTGACCAAGTTAGGGCCAGTAGCAGTTTGACCAGCGTTCAAAGTAGCGAATGCCTGAGTCTCAAAACGCTCTTGGATTGCGCGAGTAGCTTCTTGACCACGAGTAGCCATCAGTGCTTCGATCTGTGCACCGTCTTGACGCATCTTGTCAGTAACGTACCAACCGTCACCGATGTACTCAGAGATGCGTAGTTCAACTTCTCCAGTCTCGATTGGGCTGTACTTGATCGGTGCATCTTCTTCAACTTCTTGGATCTGAGCTTCACCGATAGTTTTGATGTTTAAGACTTCGCCTGAACCGAAATCAGACACGTTGCGGTAGAAAGAACCGGGGAACAAGCCGTCATGTAAAGTGGTTAGGATGAAATCTGAATACTGTTCCGCTTCTACGAAACTGCGGTTTGATTGTGAAGTAGTAGCCATTGTGCTATTCCTTTAATGTTATAAATTAATTATCGAGACCTAAACGCTCATTAGTGGCGGCTTTAGATTTTCTAAATGCTTCGACACTAGGTGAAGTACCACCCTGAAAAGGGTTGAACGTAGGCTGTTGAGGTTTGTTGTCGCTTAAGTTGCCAGCACCAACTGAACTGCGTAGTGGATTAGCCACTGGCGCAGGCTTGTCGTCAATACCAAGCATCTTAAAAACAGCAGCAGGATTACGAGCTGCAAGCTCATTGATCTCGCTGTTAGTGAAACCCAAAGCTGTTGCACTTTCATAGTACTTGGCTTCTGCTTCCACCCCGTGCTTCTCTACAAAGGCCGATGTAACTTTCGATACATTAGACTTAGCAGTAGCTTCGGTTTCTCTTTTGTTCAACATGCCTTCCAGCAGTTGAGCAACATCGTCCTCGCCTATTGAAGAAGTTGGTTCAGCCGGAGCTGATGCGCTTTCCTCACGAGGTTTCATGGCATCAAGCACAGATTGGAGAGTAGTGGATTTCTCTACCTCTTGTCTGAAAGTTGTATTTTCTTCTTCCAAACGTCTGATATGTTCCTGAGCGGCTGCGGTAGCTTTCAACGCATCCTCTACGGAGCCATACTTTTGCTTGCCCTCGGAATTAACTATAGCACTAAGTAGCTGGTCTGCTGCACTGGCTTGTTCGTTTCCGCTTTGACTAACGTCTGCTGGTGTGCTCGGCTCGTCATTATTGAAGATAGACTGGTCGGTCATCTTATCAATCCTTTATAGTAATTAGTTTGATGGCTTCTGCCAAGGCTCTCTGGTAGCCTATGGAGTCTGCCTGTAGGTAAGCCCAATTCGCAACATCGTACTTATCAGTACCGAGTGCTTCCGCTTTGTGAGCGTCAAGGACTTTAGTCAGAACCAGAGCGAAGTGATTAAGAAGATCACGGTTCGCAATGGCTCGTCTCTCGAAGTCTTCCTTTGGAAAGTCCGCAGGAAGAGCGTTTAGTATCCGAGGGGCTAGTTTCATTCAGCTACCCCCGGTGTACCCTGTTCGACCATGTTGGTCTCTTGGGTTGCGTTCATTACACTCTGAGTCTCAGCTTGCTCATGTACAGCCACGTTAGGCCGCATGAGGTCGTATCTACCCAGTTCAAATACATCTGTGATCATGGCTGCTGCTGCCTTACCTGACAAGTGCGGCATGATCATTTGACCCATAGGGCCATTCAATACTGTAGTCAAGTCAGTGACTAACTTAGCTGTCTGTCCGAAGTGACGAGCACCTACTGGACGGAGTGTACCGTTCTGGATCAAGCTAGAGTTTGTGATCATGGTGAAATCAACAAAGCCTAAGTCTGCATCCATCAGAGGGACTTCAGTACCACCTTCGTGGATACAAGCCTCAGCAAGCAAACCTTTCAGCAGCTTCTCTAAGAACAGTTCAAAGTTAATTACTTTCTCTTGGAAGATTCGACCAGCTGCGTTAGCTAACTGATTAACTTCTCCCAGTGTCTTCTCGCCCGGAGTACGTACACCCATTGCTTCTTTAGGA